GTAAAATGCAACACACCTTTGAATTTGTTTTGAATTTCATTATGTTTCACTTGAATGAAGGGTTAAAATCCCTGTTCGGCTGGATGGCTCGGGTTATGGACGGGACGATTAGTGTGGAAGTAGCTCTCATGAGAGTAGCACTTCTGGTTCTTTTTGTTTTTAAAGGTCTTCCCTGGTGCTTCGCAGCAGTCAGTTCGGTGTGTGGTGTTTTGAAACGGTTCGGACTTGCAATCTGGTGGCTAGCGTCAATTCTGGTTTCTCCTGCACGAACGGTATACTTGAACTACAAGATGAGGAGGGCGATCTATCACAGGATCGGCCGAGTCGTCCCCACGCGAGAGATATCGGTCAATGGAGAGCTAGGTTTTGATCACGAAGGCCCTTACGTGCTCGTCCTTGTCAACGGACAGGAAATGAAGGTGCGTGTCAAACCCTCTGAGGTGGGTGCGCTCCGCATGACCCGTCCGGCTTCTCCTACGAACGGGAATGAGTCAGTCATGAAGACGTCAATGGTGGTTACGACCCCGTTGCCCGCCTTCATCGTTCACTTCCGTGTAGGCCCCCTTACGATCGGTACTGGTTTCAGGACTTCTTTGAAGGGCAAAGACGTGTTGGTTACGGCCAAGCACGTCATCGATTCTCTCCTCCTTTCGGGGACGGAGTTCACTATCTGTGCAAACGACAGGACCTACGAGGTGGGGCCTGAACAAAAGCGACTGTTTGCCGTTGAAATGTTCTCCGCGGAGATGGATCTCGTTGCCCTTCGGTTGCCTGAGGCTCTTTATTCTGGTCTGGCCCTTAAGAAAGGCCGGATCTCGAAGACAGTCCACGGCGCACCTATACGGTGCTACGGCAAAATCGACGGAAACAACAGTATGACTACGGGATCAATGGTCCGCGCACTGCCTCAACTTCAGTTCAGGCATAACGCAACGACACTCCCGGGTATGTCCGGGTCACCAATTTTGGCCTTGGACGGGTCGATTGTTGGAGTGCACTTACAGGGATTCGCTGATTACAATGTCGGCGTGTCGTTGGATGCGTTCCTGTCGAAGAAAGCCAGAGCTCTGGAGTCAGACTTCGCAGTCCAAAGCTTCCACAATGATGTGGAGCCAGAAGACTGGGATGAAGACATGGACGGATCGTGGGAGGCATATTGCATGTGGGGACAGGAAGGTTTCGGTGTCTACGGCAACGGGAACCACTACGGGGTCACTCTTGAAGAGAGGGAATACCGTTACGAACAAGGGTCAAACCTTGCTCAGTGGAGGTTCTACGACGACGAGAACGAAAACGACGAGGACGGTGGTGAGGATTTTCACAGGGTGCCCCTGCCCACAAGGGGGCGGCGCTCGGTAGTTACATCTGGGGAGCAGGAGAAGAACACGACACCGGTGCTGGCATCCGTCTTAGAACGGTTGGACGCCATCACCAAACGGCTGGACCAGGAGGAAAGGACGGGAAAGTGCCCGAGTGGGTCAAGGGAGAAATCCCCGAACTCAGCGGGTTCCGGTTCCCCCCTCGTGACGGAGCTGCCCAAAAGCGCTCCCTCCTCGTCCACGCCGCCCGTCATCGGAAAGGGGAAGAAGCCTACCAGTGGAACCCCTGGCAAGAAGGAAAGTGCAGTCGCACCGTCGCCTTCGGTGAAGTGGTCAAAAGGGTTGCGCGAGTCTGCGGACAAGTGCGCTCTGTACCTCGAGGGACAACCCCGCATCATGTGGGAGACCCTTATCTCGCCGAAGTTCAAGCAAGAAGAGATGCCGCTTATACTGGAGTTCCTCCAGACAAAGCTGAACTCGGAAGGCTTGCGGTTCACTGCAGTGAAGAAAGCCGCGGCCCTAAAGGCGAAAGCCTGCGGGGTCGATTCTACAACCTCCTGTTAGACGTCAAGAGGGATGCCAATCCAGGCATACCTTTTGGTGCGTTGGGGAAGAAGAACGGTGAGCTGATAGATGCATATCCCGACTTAATTGTCGACATGTGCATCGAGCAGCTTGTATTCACGGTCGTTTTTGGCAGGGCGTACTCGACACTATCTAGTGTCGAGCTTATCACTTTCGGACTTTGGGACCCGGTTCGCATCTTTGTGAAGAACGAGCCACATAGCGAAGCAAAACTCGCTGAAGGACGCGTGCGCTTAATTGCAAACGTGTCACTTCGGACACAACTGATCGAAAGGTTTGTGTGCTCGAAGCAGAACAATCTGGAAATCGCCAATTGGTGGAAGCTCCCTGTAGCTCCAGGTATTGGACTTGACGACGAAAGTCTCCTCTTGGTCAAAGAGAGGGTCATGTCCATCCTGAAGAAGGGGGAGCTAGCCATGACGGACGTATCCGGGTGGGACTGGTCAGTGAAGCTGTGGATGCTGTGGGCAGATGCTGAGAGGAGACGTTGCAGTGCTGGAGAAGCAGAAGGATCGTTGTACGACGAACTTTTGAAGTTCCAGGCTTATGCCACGGCAAGCTCAGTGTACGGACTAAGCACGGGCGAACTTATCGCACAACTGGATCTGGCCATACAGAACTCCGGTTCCTACAAAACCTCATCTACCAATTCTTGGATGAGGGTCATCTTATTCTTGGTGGCATACCTTTTGGTGTTCCCTGAGACGACAGATGAGGAGCTGGAGAAACTGATTGACTATGTTCTGGCAATGGGCGACGATTGCGTTGAGATTCTGATTCGAGGGATCCAACAAATGTACGGTGCACTTGGCTTCAAAACCTCGTTGGCTGCGACCACCACAGAGTTGGACGGTGTGGAATTTTGTTCCCACGTCTGGAATTCTAGTGGTAACGCGTACCCGACGTCGTGGGTTAGGACCCTAGTGCGTTTCTTCTCGAAAACTCCTGGACCAGAAATCACCGACTGGTTGGCTCAACTGGACTACGTCCTCCGCCACCACCCCAGGAGAGAGTTCCTTCTCGGTGTAGCCCGTGCCTGGGTTGAGCAGGCAAAACAAGATCCAGCTAAAGATGACCAAGTCTAAAGCAGCCAAGGCTCGTTCCCGCCAGATTAGGGGACAGCAGGGGCGTAGTGGTGTTGGGGCAATAGAGACTAGCCAAACAGTCAGAACCGTGTCGTTAGTGTCCGTCAATCATGTCATCATCCCGTGTGTGGAAGCTGTAGATGAGCGGTACGTCATGGGGAATGCTGACTGGAGTGTGCTGAAGTCTCGACTCGACCACTGCCAGGAATGGCGCATAAGATCGTTACGTGTGACGGTCGATTCACTTCCCGCTGATAAGTCGAATCACATGATCGGCATGCTAGTGGAGCCGAGATCGTGGAAGCCCTCGGACTGGGCCTCTCTCAAAGGCATGGGTGGTATCATTAGGAGTTCTAAGTCGCAAGGCTGGAGTTCCAATACCATCGGTGCCCAAGACGAGTGGGTCAAGTTCGATGCGCGCGCCGCATCTCTGTTCTTCGCGTGTCCGGGAGCTGTGAAAGACGACGGCAGCAAGTTTATCGTTACCGCCCACATGACTATCCAGTTGCGTGGTTTCAGGTGAGTGGTCGTTATAAGGATCCAATGGTCCGACGGAGTTCTGGTATACCCTCCGAGAGCAATATGTATACCGCCGGGGTGCATTGTTTCGTGTTACACGATTCATACAAGCTCAGTAAATGGAAAAGGCTTTCGAGCCCGGTTGACAACCCCTACCCAGGCTTCCAGTGCTGCCTTTAACTAGGCGTCATGGGGAGAGAGCGGCTGACAGTGTCAAATAGAAAGGGAAATCTCTATTCAAATATCCCCGCGTTGTGTGAAGCAGACCGTTGTCTGACAAACTTAGGTGTTCCAGCACCGGCGGTGTGGATTGATCTTCGGGTTGATTTGCTTAAATGTGCATCCTAGGGTGTGCTAACGTCACTTACTCGTGTACTTTGTTGTATGGGGGCGAATGTTAGCGGATGAGTGTTCTATCTTTGTGAGGAGGTAGGTGTGCTTTGCGATGATG